ACCCGAGGACGCCGCAGCAAGGGGCGTCGCAAGCGCGGGAAGCAAAGCGATGTTGGCACTGCAAGCGGAGCAAATGCAGGCACAGACAAAGAACATCCAAGCCCAAACAACACAGACAGAACTGGAAACAAGGATCAGAGCATGGGACGAAATGTACGCGGCCGGGAACTCGGCCAACAAAGCGGGACAAGCCAGCGCAGCACAGAAACAAGCGGAAGCGGAAGCGGACGCAGCAGCCCAGAGAGTCAAGAACCTCGCCCAAGACTGGGAACGAGGCAAACAGGACCTCGACCAGCGACGAGCACTACAGCAGGCAGTAATCGACCTGCAAAAAGCGGAGACACAAATCCGCCAATTCATGATCCCGGAAGCAAAGACCTCAGCACAGTGGTGGAGCCAGCCACTGGCCGGAGGCAGCCGCTATATCCAAATGATCAACGACGCACGAATGCTACTCAGGAAGTAAACATGAAACACAAACGCCAACACCTCGGACGAACCGAGAACAACGAGCCAACGCTATGCGACCAATCACAGGCAAAGGCGACGGACATAAACATCATCGTCACGCAGTTCCTCAAGACAGGACAGGGACCCGGTCAAAGCAACCCCATGTATGGGGACTTCACAGAACTCCCGCAAGACCTGCGGGGGTTCATCGAGATGGGCCGCAGTATCAACGACCACAAGAAGCAACTCCCCGACCAGCTCAAAGAAATCCCGCTGGAATACCTCGTCAAAATGACAAACGAACAAATAAACGCCATACTCACACCGCCGGCAGATCCGCCGGTGACAACTGAGGAAAAGAAATGATGAAGATTTACGCGATCAGGGATCGACTGATCGACTACTTCATGCAGCCATTCGTGGGACCGGACGACAAGACCGTCCTGGCGAGCGTGGCACGCCTCGTCAACCAGGGAGAAGTAACCAGTGACATCGCCCAAGCGCCGCACCAGTTCGAAGTCTGGACCCTCGGCATCGTCCAGGAAGACGGAACGATCACGCCGGAAAAGGGATACCTCGGAGACTGCAGCAGCCTCATTCGACGAGATATTCGGCCAACCGGAACCGCAGAAGGTCACCGACCTGCGGATGCAGCAAGAACGAGCGGAGAAGACATTACGGGCGCTAATGGAGGAACACCTCCCCACGGTGGCCCTATATCGAAGCCGGCTCAAACAGCGCCAGAGGAATTTAAAGCGCTACATCCAGCAGCTTGAGGAGGCAATAAAGGCAGAACTAGCTGCCAAAGACAACCACTGACATAGTCAAGTGGTGTCATCAGGACCATCTTAATCAAGACGACGATGGTCCAAAGCCTGACAAAGTCAGGTATAAGGGGGCTGTACAAGCCCCCTTTTTTATGAAACAGGAGACGAGAAATGCGAAGAAATATCAGCGGTAAGAAGCACGCTCGCAAGTTCAACAAAGCGCACAAGCGCACAAAATCAATCAACCGCCCAGGAGGAATCGCGCGCGGCGGATTCCGGTTCTAACATGGCGTGCACTGCCCCAATGAGGGCATACAAGGCGTCCACCGGACGCCTTGTGTTTTTCAAACGCACAGACAAGGAGTATCACACTCCAAATTACACGGGACTCGAAATCCCCTGCGGAACCTGCATCCTATGCAGAGAAGAACAAGCACGGCAGACAGCCGTGCGAATACATCACGAGGCAATGACATGGGAACAAAGTTCATTCGTGACCCTCACGTACAACGACAAGAGTCTCCCAGCACACGGGAGCCTGCAATACAGCGATCTCGTGACATTCTGGAAAAGATTGCGGAAGCAAATAGGAAAACTGCGCTATTACGCAGTCGGAGAATACGGAGACACAACGCTTAGACCGCATTATCACGCATGCATATTCGGGCACGACTTCACAGACGGATGCATCATCAGCAACACAACCCCGCACCGACTATGGATCAACCTAGAGTTAACCAGGTGCTGGGGATTAGGAGACGTAAAAGTAGGGGCGCTGACATTCGAGACAGCGCGTTACACAGCAAGCTACGTCACCAAGAAACTACGCAGCAAACAGAAGTATGTGAGAGTAGACCAAGAGACCGGGGAACTCGTCCCCGTAGAACAACCAAGGGCATTCATGAGCAGAAACCTTGGAAAAGCGTGGTGGGAATCCTACGGCCACCAACTCAAGGATCACGACCAGGTGATCATCAATGGACGAAAGCAAAAACCACCAAAAGCCTACGACCGTTGGCTTTTAGAACAAGGAGACATACAGAAAATAGAAGAAATCAAAGCAAAGAGAATAGAAAGAGCAAAACCAGAAACCAAAGATCAGACGCACGCGCGCGCGCGAAACGCGCACGCACGCGCGAAGAAAAAGAGCAAGAAGCTGTGACGACGTGCGCCATAGGCGCTCGTCACAGCGGAGCAAGAAGGGGTTACCCACCGGTTGCCCACTAGAAGTGGACAACCCGTGGATAACCAGACAAGAGAAGAGAAGAAAAGAGAGAGCACCTTTACAAAAGGAGTAAGGAAAATGAAGAGAAACAGAACAGCAACACAGCACGACTTCGCCGTCATACCCAAGACCGACGTTCCGCGGTCACGGTTCCTCATGAAACAAACGAGGAAGCAGGCGTTCAACGCCTCCGAACTCGTGCCAATCATGTGTGAAGAGGTGCTGCCGGGAGACACCTGGCAGCACACAGAAAGCATCATGGCGCGACTGTCGACGCCAATAGCACCAGCGGTCGACGATATCGACCTGGAGACTTGGTACTTCTTCGTACCAAACCGCCTCACCTGGAAAGGTGAAGGCCCACAGACCACGTGGGAAAACTTCATCACCGGAGAAGACGCAAGCGTGGGAGTACCCACGATCATGCCGTGGCTCACGGCAACCCCATACGCCGTCAAACTGAACGGCGTGTTCGATCACTTCGGCATCCCGCCTCAGACCTACAACAACCAGGTGCTGAAACTCAACGCCCTGCCCATCTTCGGATACTTCCTCATATTCAACGAATGGTTCAGGGACGAAAACCTACAAGAGCCGTGGCTCTGGGACCTCGCATGGACAGACAACACCAGCGAACAAATCGACAACGACGGAACCCCATGGGAACAGGAGTGTCTGCGCATCAACAAGCGCAGTGACTACTTCACCAGGTCATTGCCCTGGCCACAAAAAGGAACCGCCGTCAGCGTGCCACTTGGCACCAGTGCGCCGGTGTACTACGGAGGATCAACCGGAGCGTCCGTAATGCCGTTCGCATCAGCGGGAAATGCCTTCGGCAGAGAAATGGCCAGCGCCGGCGCCGTAGTGACGGCAAACGCAGCAAGCGGAGTGCTGGGCGGAAACCTGTACGCCGACCTCAGCACGGCAACGGCGGCAACAATCAACAGCCTGCGCCTGGCCATGGCAACACAGCAACTCCTGGAGAAAGACGCCAGGGGTGGAACGAGATACGTCGAGAACCTCCTGGTGCACTTCGGCATCCGATCCCCGGACTACAGACTACAAAGGCCGGAATACCTCGGGGGAAGCAAAATCCCCATCACCGTCAACCCAATCGCACAAACAGCACAGTACGACGACGGCAGCACGACCGGACCACTGGCGCTCGGCAACCTCGGCGCAGAGATGCACGCAAGCGGACACAACCGAAGCTTTACCTACGCAGCAACGGAGCATGGATACATCATCGGGGTGTGCGCACTCCGGGCAACCCCAACGTACCAGCAAGGCGTGCGGAAACACTGGAGGAGATCAACACGGCTGGACTTCTACTGGCCAACCCTCGCAAACCTCGGGGAGCAGGCCGTCACAACGCAGGAAATCTACCAGCCGGTCAACAACGTACCCAGCAACGCCACCTGGGGCTACCAGGAGAGAAATGCCGAATACAGGTACACGCCGAACGAGATCACCGGCGTGCTCAGAAGCACCGCACCACAGCCACTGGACTGGTGGCACTACGCCGAGGAGTTCAGCGGAGAACCCGCGCTGAACAAGGTATTCATCACCGACAAAACACAGGAAACGCTCGCTCGCTCGCTCGCAGTACAAACCGACGAGAACTGGTCAGCACAGATCATCATGGACATCATGCACGAAAGCAAAGTAGCACGGCTGATGCCGGCCTACAGCGTGCCAGGACTGACACGGTTCTAAGGAGAGCGGAATGGGATTCAAGCTTAAAAAGTTAGTTCCATTCCTGGGACCAGTCGCCGACATTGTCGGCGGCTTCCTAGGCAACTCAGCACAAAAGAAGGCAAACAAAGCAGCGGCCGCAGAATCACAAAAGGCACGCGACTGGGAAGAGCGCATGAGCAACACCTCATGGCAACGCGGAGTGGAGGACATGAAAGCGGCGGGACTCAATCCCATGCTGGCATTCAGCCAGGGAGGGGCGTCAACACCCAGCACAACCGCCGCCAACGTAATACCCGAGGACGCCGCAGCAAGGGGCGTCGCAAGCGCGGGAAGCAAAGCGATGTTGGCACTGCAAGCGGAGCAGATGCAGGCACAGACAAAGAATATACAAGCCCAAACCACACAGACAGAACTTGAAACAAGGATCAGAGCATGGGACGAAATGTACGCGGCCGGGAACTCGGCCAACAAAGCGGGACAAGCGAGCGCAGCACAGAAACAGGCGCAAGCGGAAGCGGACGCAGCCGCTCAGAGAGTCAAGAACCTCGCCCAGGATTGGGAACGAGGCAAACAGGACCTCGACCAGAGGAGAGCACTACAGCAGGCAGTAATCGACCTGCAGAAAGCAGAAACACAAATCCGGCAATTCATGATCCCGGAAGCAAAGACCTCAGCCCAATGGTGGAGCCAGCCACTGGCCGGAGGCAGCCGCTATATCCAAATGATCAACGACGCACGAATGCTACTCAGGATGTAAACATGAAACACAAACGCCAACACCTCGGACGAACCGAGAACAACGAGCCAACGCTATGCGACCAATCACAGGCAAAGGCGACGGACATAAACATCATCG